ATGATGGTGGAAAAATAGTGGTTATTGAAGGCTCGAAGGTTAGTGGGTGGCGTATGATTCGGGCACAAAGGGTGTCTATCTATGAGGAGGATGGCAATGGGTGAGGATTTTAATTTGGATTTATGCCGCAAATGCACATTGAAGGATAGACCATCAGTGTTTGGAATAGCTGGCAGCGAGCACGATATTGTTTTGATAGGAGAGGCTCCTGGATATGATGAGGTCAGGGAAGGAGTTCCATTTATAGGAAGAGCAGGACAACTGCTTAATAGGGTTATGTCAGAATTGGGTGTAGACAGGAGCACAGTTAGCATTAGCAATAGTTGTTTGTGCCATCCTATAGATGTCAATGGCAAGAATAGAAGACCGACAGAGTTGGAAATAGAATGTTGCAATGCTAGGTTATTGCATTCTATAGGCTTGATAGGACCAAAGGTGATTATTTCTCTTGGAGCCGCTGCGTTCTATTCCCTTGTTCCTTCTAGGATTCCCTTAGATGGTGTTAAAATGGCTGAAATTGTGGGTCTTTTCCATACCAGCAAGAATAACTATGTCTTAATGGCTACTTACCATCCAGCCTATGCATTAAGGAATCCTGAATATGAGAAGGTGATAAAAAAGCATTTTAGCGAAGCTATAGAATATGCGAGTGGAGTAGAGTAATGCCATATATAAGACAAGAGAAGAGGAAAGCTCTAGACGAAAAGATAAGAGCGATAAGTGATGGTGTTTTGACTTATGGTGAGCTAAATTATGTTATTACGAAATTATTGCTTGGAATGGATGGAGACAGCTATGAAGATTTTCAGAATTTGATTGGAACACTTGAGTGTGCAAAGCAGGAATTTTATCGTAGGAAAATAGTTCCTTACGAGGAAAAGAAAAGGAAAGAAAATGGAGAGGTGTATTGATGAAGGAGAGAGGAAATGAGAAGAACTTTAACACAAGAGCATAAAGACAAAATATCTAAGGCTAATAAGGGCAAAAGTAGACCATATTCGGTTAAAAATTTAAGTGGTTTCTTTGGGGTTTATGGCTCTGACAATCCCTTTTATGGGAAAAGGCATACAGAGGAAACCAAAGAGATTATACGGGCAAAGAGAAAGGGACAGTTTATATCAAAGGAAAGTTATGTTAAAGCAGCAGCAGCGAGAAGTGATTTTTACTTGGAAAGGGCTGTCTATAATATTTGTAGGATTTGCGGTAAAAAGTATAGGATAAAGAAAAGCCGTGTGAAAATTTCTAGTTATTGTTCTTCGGAATGTAGGAAAATGGGGGTGAGTTTGCAGTTCAAAGGGATCCCCAAAAACAACGAACATAAAAAAAAGATAGGGATGAAAAGTTTGGGCAGGCCATGTGCTAATCCGCATGGTAGGGGAAATTCTGGTTTCAGAGAAGACTTGGGTCAGTTTTTCCGCTCTAATTGGGAAGCGAATTGTGCCAGGATCATGAATTATGAGGGAATTGATTGGCAATATGAACTTAAGAGAATTGTTTTGTCTGAATGTACTTTCTTAATTGACTTTTATTGTCCAGATATTGGTTTGTTTATTGAAGTAAAGGGATATTGTCCTGATGGGGTAGATAAGAAGATAACGGCGTTATTGAGAGAGAAACCATTTTTGAATTTTTTAGTTATTGATAAGCGACTTTACAAAGAATTGGAAAACAAATATAAAAATAAAATTACAAAGTGGGAGGGATAAGCGATGATAGTATATTTGGGTGGCCCGATAAGAGGTTTGGCATATGATTCCGCAATTGCATGGCGAGTCGAGGCGGAAAAGAAGTTGGGTGAGAATGGCTTTATTTGCCTGTCTCCGATGAGGAACAAAGAGCTGATAAAAACAGAGGAGAAAATAACTGACTCTTATGATGGCTTGAAGGGTTACTCTTCCAAGGACATTTTCAACCGTGACAAGTTCGATATTTTTCAGTCTGACATATTGTTGTTTAATTTCTTGTCACACAAGGTCTCCATTATAGGAAGCTTATTCGAATTGGCTTGGGGACATTTGCTCGGAAAATATTGTGTGCTAGTGGTGAGTGATGAAAGCATATATGCCAAGCATCCATTCATTCGGGAGTCGGCTTCGATAGTCTTCAGCAAAATGGAAGATGCGGTGGATTATATTGTAAAATGTTATGGCAAGGAGAAGAGCGAATAACATGGCGAAAAAACTTAAGAAAGAAAAAAAGCAGAGGAAGGCAAGAGTTGTAGAGAGCAAGGATGCTCCGCAAGATGCAGATAGCAAAGAGCACAAGGGAAAACTTAGTGACCCAGACTGGATGAATGATATTGATATTAAGGCTTTGTCCAAGAAGTACAAAGGCTCTAGAATAGCTATGGGAGACGACCCAAGTTTGGTTATTCAGAAAATGCCATTCGGTGTTCCTATGTTGGATGCCTTGCTAAATGGTGGTATTCCTGTGGGGAAAATGACGCTTATATATGGTGAATATTCTGTTGGCAAGACCTTTTTGACAATGAAACTTATTTCTATGGCCCAGAAGGCTGGCAAGAGTATTTTCTATATTGATGTGGATAAGAGCTATGAGCCGAATTGGTGGCAAACAGTGGGCATTGATATTGCTAGTTTGCCAGTTATTCAGCCCTCTGATGGCGATGAGGCATTTGATATGACTCTTGATTTATTAGAGCAAAAGGCAGGTTTGGTGGTTTTAGATAGTTTAGATTTGTTGGTTCCTCGAAATCTGGCGGTGGCGAATATGGATGAGAATCCTATTGGAGCACAAGCTAGATTGGTGGCAGAGGGATTGCGTCGAGCGAAAAGAATGAACAATGATAGTGCATTGGTGTGCATGAATCATGTTCGAGAAGGCATTGGGAAATATGCTCAGATGAGAATTCCTGGAGGCAGAGCTCAGGAAGATTTTTCTAATTTGATGATGTGGGTTGCAAGAGGGCCAATTATCAAGGAAAACGAAATAGTGCAAGGCGGTGACGAGAAGAAGCGAGTTGGATTTAAGATGAGAGTTACATTGGAAAAAGACAAGATAAGCGGTAAGCGATACGAGTCTTGTGAAATTCCCTTCTTATTTAAAGGTGGCGAAATTGATGAGTTGTCATGGTACATAGACACAGCTTTGAATAAGGGAGTTATCAGGAAGACTGGTGCGTGGTATGATGTTGGCGAGCATAGAGTGTGCGGTATTTTGGGAGTAAAGGATTTGCTAAATAATGATGAGGAATTGCGGGAGGCTATTATTTCTGATGTCACGACCAAAAATGACAAGGAAGAAATTTACTAATGAGCAAATTAAGTTGCAGAGAATCCTTACAGAGATGGGATTCGAAACAATTTTGGAGTATGTGGTAGGGAAATATTCTATCGATATTTTTTGTCCTGAGCTAAATTTGGGATTCGAATATGACGGCCCAATGCATTCCCTCAGCAAGAAAAAGGACATCAGCAGAGACTCAGAAATATTTGCGGATTATGGCATTAGAATAATGCGGATTTGGAAAATGCCTAGTGACATAAAGGAAACGATAATGGAATTCATTGAAGGAAAGGAGGAATTATGATTCTAACGATAAATGAGGCAATGGTTTGGAGCAAAGCACTCAGAGGAAGATTGGCTGAGCTGTCTAGGTTGCGCTCAGATTGCGCAGTGAAAGAGACCTGGCACGAGCCTAACAAAATTATTGAGCCATTATATGATCTGAAAGATCTTGACAGAAGATGTGTGGAGATAGAGAACGCACTTTTGGAAATTGATGCAACAATCAAGCAGATGAACGCAGTGACGAAAATAAGTATCGCTGCTGATGTAAAATCTCTGCTGACTCCTCTGCAATAGGATGGGGATTCGGTAGATGTACAGGAGAAAGGCTTATCTTGCTGTTGTTAGTGCTTGTTGGTTTTTGGGGTGGCAGAAATAGATAACACTGTTGTTAGTTTTTGCGCCACGAACGTAATACAGACAGTGAAAACTGTTTTTGTGGCTTTTCTTTTGTGCGTCAGTAGCGGTATAATATGAGAGAAAAAGGAGATAATTTGAGAACGATAAGTAATTCACAGATACAGACTTTTATGACGTGTCCTCGCAGATGGGAGTTCCGCTATACAAAGGGACTCATATTGCCACCGAAAGGCATAATGGTCCAAGGTTCGGCATACCACGGAGCAATAAAAGAGAGCTTAGAATACAAGATGGCGAAAGGCAATCCTCTTGGCGAGGACGACTTATACGGAGCATTTGATACCTATTGGAATAAAAGCATAAATGGTGAGTATGGGGAAAAGGATGAAGATATAGCACGAGATTTTGTTGATTGGGAAGGCCAGAATCCTGGAAAGATAAAGGACGAGGGTTTTAGAGTTGCCAGTCTATACAACAAAACCTATGTGCCTATTCTTAATCCAGTTGAAGTTGAAAAAGAAGCAGTCAAAAATATTTCTGACACGGTTGTCTTGCATGGTTATATCGACTGCTATACAGGCGACAAGGTTATAGACCACAAGCTGAAGAGCAGAGCAATGAGTGAGTCAGATGCAAGGCAAAACTCTCAGGCATTCGCATATTGCTACCTAAAAGATACTCCGAAATTTGAATTTCATGTTTGCATAAAGGGAGAAAGGGCGAGAATTGTGCCAGTTGGAGTGCTGAAGACTAGCGAAGACATAAATTGGTGGCTCGATAGCGTGCTTCAGATATGTAGACAAATAGATACAGGAATATGCCCTCCCAATTATGTAGGGTGGCATTGTTCGGAGAAGTTTTGTGGATATTGGGATTTGTGTCAGAAGATGAGGAGTAAGAGTTTTTTCTTTTAGCAAATAAGAGGGAGAAAAGCGGTTGGTCTATAGTTTTCCCAGCCTTAACATTTTAATGCCCTTAAAACACAAAATTTAGCACGTTTTAGGAGAATCTAGGAGGGAAGCAATGGTAGAAGTAACGAAGAAAGAGATAAAAGTAAAAATCAATTTGAAGTTCAAAAATGGAAAAGAGCTAACATTGGGCGAAGCGGAAGCGAAGGAATTGTATGAGAAACTGAACGAGCTGTTCGGAGAAAAGACGGTGTATCCCATCATTTACAGATATCCTTATGTAGAGTGGTATCCCACATGGCCTCATCCTTACACCGCCCCAGATACTAATCCATATTGGACAGTGATAAATGGTACTGGGAATGTTACAGACGCTACCGCCATCACTAGCATAACTTACACTTGCAGCTTAGGAAACGATTAATATGAGATATATGGGGTGCGATTGCAATTCGAAAGCAATTGATTGCTTCCTTATAGAGACTGGCAGGAGAAAAGGCAAGCCAGCCATTGAAGGCTCTGCATATTCTTTCAAGTCTAAGTCTAGTGACTTTGAGAAAAGGTCATATGAGGTCTTTGATGAATTCAAGAAATTTCTGATGGGCATGGATGTGAAGGTGGTCTATGTGGAGCAGCCAGTTGTAGCATATGGCAGGAAGCAAAATGTTAAAACAACATTGGGCATCAGTAATACTGTAAATGCGGTTAGATATGCATGCCATATGCTTAAAATTCCAGTGGTGGTGGTTGATAATACTCATTGGAAAAAGCTGATTCTAGGCAATGGCCGAGCCAAGAAAGAGGAGATAATGGTATTTGCCAAGAAAAGATGGGGGGATGTTGTAACTTCTCAGGACTCAGCAGATGCTTCCTGCATTGCTCTCTTGGCTTACAATGAAAGGAAGGGATAAATGGACACTTCAGAGACGTATATTAAGATGCGAAGGGTGGCTATTCCATTTTTAGAGATGGGAAATCCGCCAAAATTTTCTTGCGGTACTGAAGTATGCTGGCAGACTACTTTTGTTTGCACGGATATAAAGGGTGATTTTTATTACAGCAGCGAAGATGAGACTTTTCAGTTAGAGCGCCAAGACCAGTTGCAGGAGATGGTAAGACCAATTCCAAAATACGGGGATAAGGTAAGTCCATATAATTTATCTTGGTCATTCTATCAGTTTGTACATCAATCAAATCCAAAGGAGCGGGGTGACACATTTGAACAACTCTGGCTGGCCTTTGTTATGAAAGAGAAATTCAACAAGACATGGAACGGAGAAGATTGGATATAATGCAAAAATGCAGCAAATGTGGCGAAGGAGACCTCAGAATTTGCGTCATAGAAGATGGTAAGGTATTTTGCTGCAAGTGTTACAGCGAAAAGGAAGAGGCAAAGCAAAGGAAGGCAAAAGAGTTTAAACTCAAATTGCCATAGGAGCATAAAATGGGATTGAAAGAAAGAGCAATACAAGCATACGAAAATTATCTGAATTCACAAAAAATTGCAGACGAGGAAAAAATGGAGCATGCAAAGGAAGAGTTCAAGGAGATGTTTGGGTCTTATCCAGAGAGGAGTGAAAAGGGAATTGTCTATTTGGATGGGTTTATGTTCCAAATAACTTCTTTCTATGGTTTGGCATCAGCAGGACAGAAAAAGAGTTATGATTTCTATTGGATTCGAAAGTGTGATAAGTGTGGAAGCTTGTGTGCATATTGCAAAGTTGTGAATTTATATGATATTGGCATGGTTTTGAAGGACAGCGATGATTTTGTATGCAATAATTGCGAAATAAAGGAGCATAGCAACTAATGACAACACAGTGGCCTAAAACAGCAGAAGCAATACTATATCAGAGATATTTGCTTAGAGACAGAAATGGAGAGGTGATAGAAACCCCTGACGGCATGTTGGAGAGAGTGGCTCGGCACGTGGCAAAGGCTGAGAAAGCCGAAGAGCAGGAGCGATGGTATAATGAATTTATGAATATTTTGGCTCCTCTTGAATTTTTGCCCAATTCTCCGACATTGATGAATAGTGGAAATGAGCTTGGTCAGCTCTCGGGCTGCTTCTTAATTCCGATCGTAGACGACCTTTCAGCAATTATGGAAGCAGTGAAGCAAACAGCACTTATACATAAGTCTGGTGGCGGCACTGGTTTGGTGTTCTCCCATTTAAGGCCAAGAAATAGTATGGTTGCCTCTACATGTGGCGTTGCTAGTGGCCCAGTCAGTTTTATGAGAATTTTTGATATGGCCACAGGAGTAATAAAGCAGGGAGGAAAGCGCAGAGGTGCCAACATTGGAATTTTGAGTTGTCTTTCTGGAGATACTTTGGTGGATACATTGTTTGGCAGAAAGAAGATTAGAGATTTAGTTGGGACAGTTCCATTCTTGTATTGCACCGATGGCAACAAAGTTTTTGTTAGACAGGCTGTTAGGATTTTCGAAAATGGCGTCAAGGAGACAATTAGAGTGTGGTTTGATGATGGCAGTTTTTTGGATTGTACTCCTGAGCACCGAATAATGATGGCAGATAGGAGTTATGTTGAAGCTTCTAAATTGCGTCAAGGCGAATCTGTTATGGTTTTATGCAAGCATATGGATTTGGGAGGTAGATTTCACTTGAAATTGGGAGCATCTAAAGCAAGCATTCCACAAGCTCATGCAATTTGCGAGATGAAGTTTGGAAAAACTCCGAAGCAAAATGGGAGAAAGAGGAAAGGAAGCGATTTGTCTGCACACCATGTGGATGGGAATTGCTCTAATGATGCTCCTGAAAATATTGATTTGTTGGCTTTCACCGAACATTGCTCTAAACATGGCAAAGAAGAGTTTTGGAAAAATATGATTCCAGATATGGAGCGGCGAAAGGGGAAAACGTTGGAAGAGGCATACGGTGAAGAAAAAGCTGCTATTTGGAAACAAAAAATGAGGGGACCAAGAAGTGGTTCCTGGAACAAAGGCATTGGCACCGAGGAATACAAAAAACATTATGTAGATGGTTTTAAGAATCAATATACTAATCACAAAGTTGTTTGCATCGAGGCTTTGCACCCACAAAAGGTTTATGATGTTGAAATGCCAGACTTTCATAATTTTGCAGCCAACGGGATTTTTGTACACAATTGCAATCACCCAGACATTTTCGACTTTATCAGTTGCAAAGAGGATACTACACAGTTTCAGAATTTCAATATCTCAGTAAGCATAACTGATAATTTTATGAAGGCAGTAAAAAATGAAAATGGCTATCCTCTTCGCAATCCATATACGAAGGAAAAGAAATATATTGCTGCCAATGAGTTGTTCCATAAAATTTGCGAGCAAGCTTGGAGGACAGGAGAGCCAGGACTTATTTTCATAGATACGATAAATAATACAAATCTGATACCAGAGCTTGGGAGGATCGAGGGGACAAACCCGTGCGGAGAGCTCCCGCTGCTTCCCTATGAATCTTGCAATCTTGGCTCTATCGATTTATCGAAGATGGTCAAAAATGGCAAAATTGATTGGGATAGACTTGGTTATGTAATAGCAGTTGCAACAAGATTCCTTGACGATGTAATTGATGTGAACAAGTATCCAAATGTCAAAATAGCCAGAAAGACCAGAATGGCACGAAAAATAGGGTTGGGGGTAATGGGTTGGGCTGATATGCTGATAGGTCTTGGAATTCGGTATGATTCAGATGAGGCACTTAGTCTGGCAACAAGGGTTATGAGTACAATTCAGGAGACTTCCCATTCAGTATCTGCTGACTTAGGACAAGAAAAAGGGTGCTGTATGGGAAAACTAAAACGTAGAAATGCTGCAACCACTACTATAGCACCCACAGGAACATTGAGCATGATAGCAGACTGCTCTTCAGGCATTGAGCCAGTGTATGCGAGAGAGTTCACGAAGACGGTGTTAGATGGGGTTGTTTTGGATTTAGGCAGCAAATATAAAGAAGTGCCTTCGGAATTAATGGTAGTGGCACACGATGTCCCAGTGGAAAGGCATATAGCAATGCAAAGTGCTTTCCAGAAGCACGTTGACAATGCAGTTAGCAAGACGATTAATCTCCCAAAAACAGCCAAAGTTGCTAGTGTTGCAAAAGCGTTTATGCTTTCACATGAGCTTGGCTGCAAGGGTATTACTGTCTATCGGGATGGCAGCAGAGAGGCTCCTGTGAAAGCCACAGGTCTAAGTGAGTGCGACGGAGAAAGGTGTCAGATTTAAGGAGGAAAGAATGAACATTCACATTATTACAGTTTTGAATGTTGGAGGAGACGATGTAACTGCGCACAAAGTGGCAGGATGGAAGAGATATTTGACTATGGCTGCTGATTTTGTGGAGCACAATGTTGCGGATATACATGATGCTTTCTTTGAGTATGTAGTTGTCGAGGAAGTTGAAGAAGGATTGTTTCCAGTTACTGAAAAAGAATATTGGTTCAAATGGAAAGATGGCAAATATGTTACTTGTGCAAAGCCAGCAGAGATAGAAAGTCTAAAAGAGTTTTGGAGGTTATAATGGCTAGAAAAGCGGTAAAAAAGTGTTTCTTGGATGACCAGAAGTGTTCAGCGCCTCATTTGGAGTCGTGTGTGTATTGTACTCATTTTTTGGACAATTTTAGAGCTGTCGTATATTGCGATGATGACAAATGTCCATTCTATAGAGAGTTGCCATTTAAACATGAGCTGAAGCATCACATTGATTACAAGCCATTCTCAGATTGTTATTTTAAAGGTGTGTGTGGGAAGGCTGAAATTGGAATGCGGAAGAAAGAGGTGTCAACTGCTCTGGCGAATTATAGATTTTGTGTTTGTTCTTCCAGAAGCGACAAGAAGATTAGTGGTCATGTTGATTTTTCGAAATTCCCACAGCAAATGGGATCAGCAGAATAATGGCGGAGAAGAGAGGTCGTGGGAGACCAAAACAATCTAGATATGACTTTCATGTTCGAGTAGATGCTCAGACTTTTTATATGGAAGGCAAGAGTTGTCCTGAGGTCGCAGAATTGCTTAGCAAGAGACTAAAAAAGGATATAACTCCTCAGCTGATAGAAAGATGGGCTGTTAAGTATGGGTGGAAGGATGAGCGAAAGAAAGCAATTATAGCAGCTTCTCAGGAAGTAACAGAGGGGACGAAAAACAGTTTCATACAGCGCAGCAAGGAGCATATGGCTGCATATCAGGAGCTCAGCAGTAAGGGATTGCAAGCCATTGTAGATGGCGAGGTGGATGTAGAGAAAATTGGTGATGCTGTTGAGATGGTGGACAAGGGGATTAGAGGTGAACGGGAAGTTGCGAAAGGTCTAATATCTGTAAAGTTGATAGAGGCAGTGCTGAATATTATACAAGATGAGGTAGATGACGAAAATGCAAAGAAGAGGATTGCTTCTCGGCTACAAAGACTCGCCATCGATTCTATATCAGTGTAGCATCATAGCCAAGTGCTCTTCTTGCAAGAGTATGTCATACATTGATTATTATCGTGGCAAATATGATTATGATAATGATATAGATGTTCGAAATGGAAGGATTTATTGTAAGTGTGGAGGAATTTGTAAGGTATATTCATGGAATCCAAAAAATCAGTCTCATTAAATGAAGCATTTGAGCTGCTTGCCGAGTCTTTGACTTCGCGAAAAGCAGGAGCAAAGATTCTTACTGGCGAGGACAGACAATATTTTTCTACACATCCTACAGAATTCTGTGAGAAGGTGTTGGGCAGTTCGCTATGGAATACCCAGTCTAACATCATAGAGGCATTAGTGGGGCATGATAGGGTAACAGCAAGAAGCTCCCATGCTATAGGTAAGAGCTTCATCGGAAGTGAAATTGTCCTTTGGTTTTTGAATTGCCACGTGCCATCTACTGTTGTAACAACAGCACCTACAGCCAGACAGGTTCGGGATATTTTGTGGCGAGAAATAAATGCTCAGTATAACAATTCTAAATATTCATTGGGTGGCAGAATTCTTACTCAGCAGCTTATAATGAACAGAGAGAAATGGTTCGCCATTGGCTATACTACCGAAGAGCACGATACAGACAAATTCCAAGGATTCCATAATGAAAATATTTTGGTATTGATTGATGAAGCATGTTTCGATGATAAAACTGAAATACTTACTCGTGCAGGATGGAAATTATTTAAAGATCTTGTTTCCGCTGATACTGTGCTTACAAAGAGTCTTAGAGGTGGCAAGGCTGTGTACAGAAGACCTAATCAGATCCTTGAGTTGGATTATACTGGAAAGATGTATGAAATAAATCAGAAGGGATGCAGTTTTGCGGTAACTCCTGAGCATGATATGTTTGTTGCTATAAACGGAAAAAAAGAGTGGAAGCTTATGAAGATGAGTGAACTTGCAAATCGAACTGAATTCTTTTTGCAAAGACATTTCGAATGGTCAGGGAGCAATCGTAAAACATTTCTTTTGGAAGCTGCTAGAAAGCGTGGCAAGTTCAGGAAGAAGTGGAAACTTAAAGAGCCTCATCGTTATGTTCCCATTAAGCCTTGGGTTCAATTTTTAGGTTGGTTTTTGTCTGAAGGGTCTGTACATCCTATAAAAGGCAATGGTGTTGGTATCTCTCAGTACAAATCTGAGCAAAAGCGTCAGGAAATTGCTGCCATTGTTAGAGAACTTGGGATAGAGCCTCGCATCACGAGCAAGGGAATTTCTTTCACTTCTGCTCAAATTGCATGTGAGCTGCGGAAATATGGGAATGGTGCCAAAAACAAGTTTGTGCCATCTTATGTGAAAGAGCTGCCTTCAGAATTGATAGAAGTTTTCCTTGATGCTTATTGCAAGGGCGATGGCTATCTCAAGGAAGCCACTCAAGTTTTTTATACTACTTCCAAACGGATGTCTGATGATTTACAGGAGCTTATTTTGAAGGCTGGTGACACCGCCTATATCCATGCCAGGAGCAATGGCGACAAGAATGGGAAACAGTGGATAGTAGACCACCAAGCCAAAGCTTCATATGGTTATGTGGTGAGCAGAAGTAGTGTTAAGCATGATATAAAGATACGAACTGAGAATCTGAGAGAGATAAATTATAGCGGCAAGGTATATTCAGTACAAGTTCCACCATTTCATACCGTGTTTGTTCGTAGGAATGGTTATGTGATGTGGAGCGGAAATTGTGGCGTTGGTGATAATATTTATGAGGCTGTTGAAGGCTTATTGTCTTCAGGAAAGAAAACCAAACTTGTTTTGATAGGAAACCCCACCAATGAAGCAACACGCTTTGGGGATAGTTTCAAGTCTACATTGTATAAACCTTTCCATATTTCAGCATTCGATACTCCGAATTTCACTCAGTTCGGTATCACTCTGGACGATATTAAAGCGAATACGTGGAAAGAAAAAATCACGGAAGAATTGCCTCGTCCATACTTAGTTTCGCCAAAGTGGGTAAGTGACAGATACATGGAGTGGGGAGAAAATAATCCTTTGTTCCAGGTCAGAGTGCTAGGCATTTTCCCTACAGAGTCAATTGATACACTGATTCCTTTGTATTGGGTGGAAAGAGCCAATTCATTTAATTTTGAGCCATCGGGAAAAAAGATATTGGCACTTGATGTGGCTAGAACAGGCGAAGACGAAATAGTTGCTACTATCCGACATGGAGCTGTTGTATATCCGCAAATCATATGGTTCCACAAGGACACTATGGAAACTGTTGGTAGGATGATGAATATTATCCGAGAGAATTCCCCAGATATAGTGAATATAGATGGTATTGGCGTTGGAGGAGGTGTTGTAGACAGGCTTCGGGAAATACAAAATAGCGGGACATTAGGCAATGTAAACATAAATGATGTGAACGTTGGCATGACAGCCAATCAGTCCGATAGATTTATGAATGTAAGAGCGGAAATATATTGGAAGTTAAGGGAATCATTGGAAAAAGCACAGATTCAGCTTCCTATTGATTCAGTACTATCTAGCGAGCTTTGTACATTCAAATATATGTACACTAGCAAGGGACAGCTGAAATTAGAGCCAAAGGAGGACACGAAGCAGCGGTTAGGAAAGAGCCCAGATAGATCAGACTCATTAGCTTTGACATTCTATGATACAATGCCTATCGCAGTTGCTGGTGATTTGTCTTCGATATATGCGACCAAGCCAATGCCAGTTCAGGGTCTTATTGAAGGCAAAATGAAAGATGGTGGCAGCAAAGCGATTTACGAAAGATTCAAGTTAGACTATAATATACTTAACGAGTGTCCTGAATGCGGCGAAAAGGCAGGTTTGTCATTTTCTAATGATTCAGGCAATGCTTCTCCTCAGGAAGCTAAATATGTTTGGTGTATTATTTGTAACAAAAGATGGGAGTTAAAAAGATGATTGAATTTTTCCGCTTTTATGACCACATGGCCGATTCTCATTGGCGACCGAAAGAAGAACTAATAGAGGGCAAACTTCCAATAGTAGAGATATATGGGACAGTATTGCAGGAAGACGAGGATTTGATTGTGGTCGGAGCGGTTAAGTGTGAGTGGTATGATAAAGCGGAGGAGTTCAAAGAAACATGGTATATAGTAAAAAAAGCAATGCTTGAGCGCAGGAGCATCAGCGATGATAACCCTAAGTGATTTGCTGACGCATCTTATTTTGATGCCTTTGGAATTGGCTTTTTGCATCCCCATTTGTATGCATTTTTGTAAAAAAGCCCACGAAAAGAGGCTTGGCCATAGTTTTACTAAGGAAAAGGAGGAAACCCCAAAAATTCACAAAATTTAGCACGTCCTAGGGGATTCTAGTAAGGAGGTTAAGATTGAAGACAATAGGAGCAGATTTAGCGAGTTACCCAGACAGGTATAGTATGGATTATGACGAGAAGACCAAAGTTCTGAGGATTTTGGATCTGCAGCATCCTGAGATGCAAAAGCTACACGACACAGAAGATGAGATAACAGATGAAAATCCAGCAGTGACTGTAATTCCTGAAGGGATGCTTGATTATATCTTGAGAGAAACAGCGAAGATGGGTTTGAACCCCAGAATGGGTACTTTAAACAGTATCGAGGCTGATATCAAGGAAGTAGAAAAACGAGAGTCTGAAATAAAAGAGTTAACAACTCAGAATCACAAACTTGGGGAAGAATTGGGCAAGTACAAAGAGAAAGAGAAAGATTTCTCCTTGTCAGAATCAACAAGAATCAAAAAAGACGCCATGGACAAATTATTTAAGATAGCTATGGCAGAGGGTATTTTGGATGAAACTAAGTAACTTTTTGAAGACAATGCCAGCCACAGCGGAAAAGAGAAATGAATTAGACTATCGAATTAATTTGCTTGATAACATCATGAAGTCTGCTCCTGAAAAGGGACGGATGGGGACTCTTGGCGTAGATACTCTTATCAATTCATGGATACGCCAGCAGCTTGCATATCGAGAGCAATTGTATGAAGATTTACTAACTATTTCCAGAACTGTGGCTGAAGTGTCTTCTCCTATAATGCATATTCGCAATGAAGTGTTTCGAAATGGCATTGTATGGGAGCCAAAATTCAACAAGAAGTGCAAGGAATGTGGCAAGGAATATGAGAACATTGTAGAGGAATGCGAGCGATGTGGCTCAAAAGAGCTAAGAGGGCCAGACGAGGAGCAGTTAGAGCATTTTAAGATGATGATGGATGACTGCAATATTATGGACCAATCATTGACTGATGTTCTCGGTGAGTTCTCAGAGGGGATGAATGCTGTTGATGACGGTTTTTTGTGGGTAAACAAAGAATATCTTGTTGAGCCAGATGGCAAGGTGAGGTCAAAGCCAGTAGAAATTAGGAATTTGAGAGCTTCAGGTATGGATTTCGACCTTGATGCTAATGGTGTGCCTAAAAATTCTCATTGGATTTGCGTCCTTCATAGAAACAAAATCCCAGAAGAAAAAGAGGGATATTGCGAAGAAGTGAAGGAAGACGGAACAATTTGTGGTTGCAAGTTGGTTCCAGCAATGTATATTTTCAAACATAGAGGCAGGAAGATATATTTGACAGACTCAGAGGTCTGCCATTCTTCTAAGTTCCACCCATCAGTAACATATGGCTTCCCTCCTTTGCTTACAGTGTTTGAAAAGGTAATGACTCTGATTGGCATGGACCGCACGCTTTTTAGATATTTCTGGGAGAGGAAAATGCCAGCATCTATGTTGTTGGTAGCTACAGATAATGTAGAGAGTATAAGAGCAGCGAGATCGGAAATAGTCCAGCAGCTTAGACAAGATCCTGATTATATCCCGATGGTGGGCTATACACCGAAGCAGGGCAGCAGAGGCAGAGTCGATTTCATCAAGTTGTTCCATACTTTGCAGGAGATGGAATATTTGCCTGTTCGACAGGAAATACGAGAGAGAATTGCAGGAATGTATGGACTTCCTCCTTTGTGGCAAGCACAGATGGAAGGCTCTGGCGGTCTAGCAAGTCAATCTCAGCAATTGGTTCAGTTTTCCAGAGTGGTTGAATCAGAGCAGAAGATCTTTAATGATAAGATTTTCCCGTTTTTGTTTGATGCATTCGGAATAACTGATTGGAGCTTAACACTTAGACAGCCAGAAGAGAAATCAGAAGCTATCAGAATACAATTTGCTCAGCAGAGGACTTCAGTTGCTGTTATGCTCAAGAATATGGGATTTAAAGTTGAGCTTCGGCAGGGTATTGAGTCTGTTGATGATATTGATTTCAAGATATCTGGTGAAATGACAGAGCAGGATAATCCTTTCGGAGGATTTGCTGGCCAAAATGGCAATGAAGGAGAAAATCCAACTGGACAGTTTGGCTCTACAGCACCAGAGAAAGGTCAATTTGGGATGTCTATTGGTTGGACAGAGCAAATACTGAAAAAGGGATATACATTAGATGGTGTGGCAGACATTAGCATAGACAAAAATTTCGGCACTACTGCATTAATTTTCAAATCTCAGGAAAAACCATATATAGCCACATTCTTGCCTAACGGGAATTTGGTAGATGTTTGGCCATTTAGTCCTTTGGATACTAAAAAGTCAGAAGAGCCGAAGAAAAGAGGAAGACCGCCCAAGAAAGTAGTGGTAGAGCCAGAAGATGATGAAGATGAGGATGGCGATGAGTAAGCTCCAAGAATTTGCTGCATTTGTAAAAAAGGCGCAAACTCGCATTTATTTGAAACCTGGAGAAAAAGCTCCTGAGGGAGCGAAAGTCATAGAGGGCAAAAAACATGGCCGTTATTATTTCGGTGTTGGAAATGGCCCCGAAGAGTCTGAAGAGGAGAAACAGCCATCAGCGGTAGAAGGAGAGCAGGAGTCGTCCCCAGAGGAGTGGGCAAAGTCGTTGACTGAGGAGGAGCTTGGTGCTATTGCAGATTGGCAAACCAGCGATTGGGTTGAGATGAGAGAGTGGCAGGTGAACGGAAGAGGCCCAGAGGAAGTCAAACAGAAACTCCTCGCCTTTAACAATGCAATGAACAAAGACGGGAAATATCAGGGAGTGGTATATAGAGGTCTGTCGCTTGAAGAGGAAGATTTTAACAAAATAGCAAACAGCAAAACAATAGAGCTAGAAGCTCATAGTAGTTCTTCGAAGGACTTGAAGGTGGGCACTCAATTTGCAGCTTTCGGTACTAAGACAGACAAAGCAGTTGTTTTGCAAATAAAAGCGAAGAGTGGCGTCGATATAGAGCCTATTTCAGTAGACGTCTTCAGAAAGCAAAGAGAGGTGGTGTTGCCGAAAGGCAATAAGTATAAAGTTTTGGGCAAAAAGGAAATGTCTTATCAGGAGATTTATGGTTCTGGACCATCTGTCCGTTCTGGTGGTATCATTATTTTAGAGCTTGAGGAAATATAATGGCAGAGAAAGATAGATTTGTAGATTTTGGTTTGGACTTTCTCAAAATTGATGGCGGAGAGCAGGAGAAATCTGGTCTGGAAAAGTTGCTCAAATATGTGAGTGAAGTGAAGCCAGTCAAAGAAGTTATTATGCCAGAAGGCAAAAAACTGAATGACGGCCACAAAGAGAATGAAGAGCTTAACTCCTTTTCCTTGTCTTCCCCAGACCCATATTCTGATTTATATTATGATTGGGTAGATTTGCAACTTGGTGGCGTTTCTATTCCTGGCCAGCACCCGAAGGGAGCCAAAGTTATAGGCAAGCAAATAGAGGCAGACCTATATGGCTCTTTGCTCAAATCTGTGGAGCAATATTTAGATGGTTTGCCTATATCTACAACTAGGTCGGAAATGGTAAATGGAGTCTCCGATATTGTTGACCAGTGGGCAAAAGAAGTCGGAGACAAAGTGTCTCTTGCATTTGACAATTTGTATCGTATGGGATTGAAGGCAGGGATTTTGGATGCAGGAATTCGTTCAACAGCTGGGATAGCAAATGAGTTGGTGCTTGAATTTATAAGACAGCACCCTAATACTATAGCAGCAAAAGTTGTGCTGTTTAGCGACGTTTTGAAGACAAGAATGAACAAAGTTATTTCATCTTCATTCACCGCTGATTATGAGGATTATGACCTGAATCATATTATCAAGGATTTAAAGAAGGAGGTAAAGGGACAAAGATATCAGTTGGAAAGAATAGCACGCACAGAAACAGCTTCGATTTCCAATGCAGGGAGACTGTTAGGCTGGAGCAAGGACGAAGAAAAATACCTTTACAAATATCATTGGAACAATGTCAAAGATGGCAGAAGCAAAGAAATTTCTTTGATGAGAGGGGATGGGAATCCTTATACTTATGATGAAATATTGTTTTTGTGGCAGCATCAGAAACAAATGATTGGAGACAAGTGGCAAGATGATACTTTCAATCAAAGATGCAGTTTGTCCCGATCCCCGAATGATGAGGAGTTCCGAGGCAATAGATTTTCTGACAGCGTAGGTTTTGCTGAAACATTAAATTTAGGATTGTAAGGAGAAGCATGGATATACAATGCATTGAAAAGGCCAAGAAGATTGTGGCTATGACAGATGCTGAGGCAATTGCTGATGGCGTTTGTGTAACAAAAGATTATATCACTAGACTGAAGCATGGCAACAAGAGGATGAATGACAATATTGCCAAGAAAATAGTGAGATGGGCAGATAGCATAGTTAGCAGCCCAGCAGAGCAGGAGGAAGAAAGCGAATTAATAGTGAATTTGCCAGCAGTAAATATTATCCATCCTCATTTTAGCGACACAGAAGGTGATGAGGAAGTTGCTCTGCTGCTCTGTAGCGACGGCCACGCAGGGAAGATAACAAAGTCATTTAACAAAATTGTATATAGAGAGCGGATGGAAGAAACCTTCCAGTCAGCAATGAAAATTGTTAATCTTCACCGACATCTATACCCTATCAAGAAGCTTGTAATTGCTAATTTGGGTGACAATATTCAAGGAGAAAATCCCCATCAAGGCTCTAAGATAGGAGAAACAGAGTGTGGAGCAAGAGACCAAGTGAAGAGCATTGCAGCACCAGTTTGGAATGATGTTGTGTGCTCCTTCAAAAGTGAGTTTGATGAGGTGATATTCGAAGGGGTGCCAGGAAACCATGGTCACGACAAATTGGCTCCCGAAACGTCTAGTTATGACTTATTGCTGTATGATATTTTGCAAGCAGGAATAGGCAGAGAAAAGGGAATAACAATAAATGTTCACGATGAGTGGTATGCATTCTTCAAAATTCTCGGATTTAAGTTTTTTGCATTTCACGGCGATGGTATGCCTTGCCAGCAGGGAGTTCCATTTTTCGCATTAGACAGAGCCCTGAAAAGTTGGTATATGCAGTACAATGGATTTTCATATGCATTAAGCGGTCATTTTCATAAGGCATATCATAATGCTGTGTCTTCGAGATTAGAGCATTTTATGAATGGCTCGTTGGTGTCTGATGACGAATGGGTATTGAAAACACTGAAGATTTCTTCCCATCCTAGTCAAACTCTAATAGGTGTGCATCCAAAGCGGGGCACGACATGGAAATATAATTTGTGCGTGGATGATGATTTTTTGATGGAGCCTGAAAGCGGAAGAGAAAATAAATAATGGCTGTGAGTAAGAAAGCAAAAAAACAAGTGGTACAAGCTGTAATCAAAGGCATACAGCGCAATGGGGATAGAGTTTTCGATATTTCCCAGCAGGAAGGCTATGTACCAGTTGATACAGGTTTCTTGAAAGCATCAGGATATGTCGAAAGGAAGAAAAATGGTGTTAAGATAGGCTATAGAGCCGATTATGCATCAGCAATTGAGTTTGGAATTCCCAATGATGTGCCGATTAAGGGCGACCAAGTAGTGCACCGAAGGACTTATGTTAGAAGAGGATATACAAGAAAGGACGGAGCATATGTTCCTCCTGCTGTTGTGCCAGCACGAGATGTGGTGTATCACAATCAAAGGTTGATTCCTTTGAGGGAAAGTGCAGAGAAGGGAAGAGGCAAACTAATTTTCCGAGTTATTAGCAAAATAAAAGCACGAGCAGGTAGATTCTATTTGCATAGAGCATTGCAGGAAGGTATAAAATTTCTTCCTGAGGATATAAAATATTATTTGAAGGATCTAGGAAAGGTGAGATAATGCTGAGCAAAGCAGAAAGAGATGAGGCAATTAGCAATTGGATTGCAAAGGGATGGACAGTAAAGGTATTGAAGCCTAGACCTCCATTTGGCAAGCATCACGAAAACTACAAAAAGAAAGGAGGAAAATAATGGCAGGATTACAAACAGAGAAAGAGGAGATTATCAATAGCGAATTTAGCAAGTTCATCCGAAAGTCATTGGATTACATCGATATGTCGATGGGTGGAGCTGAAGAGAAATTTTCAAAGAAGAAGGTATTCAAGTCCAGTTTCCAAAATATAGTATATGAAGAGCTTCGAAATCGTATGCTAACACTGGATGGCAAAAAGATAAACAAGTTGGCGAAAGAAATGGTAGTTGACTGTATGGTGGGTGTAAAGGAATTATGCGATATTGCTTATTCAGAAAATCCAATTTTGAGTAGCAAGATCGCAGGGAAAATTGAAGTTGCTGCCAATGAATTTGTTAGCGATGTATTAAAGGCTATTGCGGAATAAGGAGGACAAGTGGCAGAGCATGAAGTGCACTATTGCGAAACTCAGCAAGCAAGAATCAGTCCTTGCATTTTCGGAAAAGTTGGGAAGTGCATATGCGAAAGTTGCTTGCTGCCTCGGAAAATAACAGTCAAAAAACATATAGTGTTTAGGAAGAAATGTCAGCAAAAATAAAAGCATTAACTGAATATGTGTCTAAGGACTTCACTAAGGAGTTCCGAATAATATTGCTGGGCACAGGTAACGATTCTGAGCGAAGACAATCTTCGGCTCTTATTAAATATATAGGTTACAATATTTTGTTGGATTGTCCAGAGGATTTCCGAGACGAAATAGGCAATATGAATTTGGATGTCGCTATATTTTCTTCTTCTAGTGCTAACTCTATAGGCGGAATAAAATATCTGCCTAAAAACGAAAAATTAACATGTTTTATGGGTCGAGAGACCGCCAAGATAGTTAAGGCCAGCGAAGAAGATTTGAGCCACCTTAGCATTAAAATTTTCCAGCCCAGGAAAAATTTCGACATATTCGGCATAACAGTATTGCCACTTTCTATAGGCAATGGTTATGGCTTCAAATTTGGCAATGGACTGATATATGCTAGTAATTTGTCCTTGCCTCTGGAAGACGATATAATGAAACAGTTCAATGAAACTGACACAATAATTGTGGGGAGCTCGCATTGGGATGTCTAAGATAGAAGAATTAAATAGCCATATTCAGAAGGCCAAAGTCTATGTGAAATCTCCTGAAGATGCTCCGAAGGGAGCCACAGTTGAGACAGGAAAGAAGGGTGGGCATTATTATGAGAGTGGCGAGAAGAAAGGCAAAGAAGAGGCAAAAACTAAGAAAACAGAAGCATTGTTAAGCGACGAAGAAATTGCAACTGTAATAAGAGACATGGAAGAGGGAGCTCCTTTTAAAGTTGGCAGTCGATTGTTCGTAAAAAGTGCGGATTTGATGCGGAAAAAAGGGATGGAGCAGCATCAAATTAATGGTTTGCGTAAACTTTTTGGTTCAGACAAAAATACAGAAGGCGAGCTCTTATCCCCAGAAACCGTTTTAATACAAATGTACTATGCTAAGAAAATGGGATATGATTGGAAAAGTCTTTTCGATAGAATCAATAAAGATTTTGTTGTTGATAGTGCAAGTTATGATGAATTTAATAAGCCTGAGGACTTTGACGAATTCCTAGACAGGATTGAAAAAGAGTGGGATTCTGTTATTCCCGTTTCACATCTCGATACACTTTCGGAAGTGATACAAGATTTATTCGATAGCAAAGAAATAACAGTCTATAGAGGCTGCTCCTCTGGCAAAATAGGAGAGCTGGGGGAAGGAGGACAAATCCGTTTTTCGAGCCTTTTCCCTGTTTCCAGATGGACATTGTGTCCTAAAATAGCTTCTCTCTTTGCTAGACAGAAGAAGAAAGGAATAGTTGTAAAAGCTAAAATTACTGCAGACAAAATCAAATATATGGATTTTATATCTTATAATGGCTGTCTTGCTAATGAGTGTGAAGTGGGTATTGACCATCGAGATATTGTTGGCCAAATTTGGGATGGCAAAGTGACAGAGAAAATAAAGAAAGCTATGTTGGAGTTGGACATCACGAGCGAGCAGAATTGGATAGCAGCAACCAGGAAAAAGGAGATTAAGAAGTCATCAGACTCGTCTTTGAAAGAGCAAATAGACTTCGCCAGCAAGCTTACAGGAATTAATCATTTTATTGTTACTGGTTTGGACGATTCTTTCAGCAAAGATGCTCAGGAGAAGTTGAATGCTTATACAAAGGAAAACAATATCCAAATAGCCATAGAGTTGGCTACAGATGGGCAAGAATTGGTGGTAGATAGAATTAAATTGCTGAAGGATATCAAAAAGGCTGAGGATAATATTTTCGGCATATTTACACCACCCAAAATCAGAATGCCGTTCTTCGAGGACAATTTTAATGCAAAAGACCTTTGGGATAGATGGGGCAGGGACAAATTATCAAGAGGAAGCAAAATCTCTATAGAGCCCAAATATGATGGTTTCCGAGCAATTTTAACTAAAAAGGCAGGAATAATAAGATTATGGTTGGTGGAAAGCCAACAAGATAGAGCAATTATTTTAGATGACTTGATAGAAAAGCTCTTAACTATTCCATTTGATTTTGCTATAGACGGAGTTCTGAAAACTGACATTGATATTTTGAATGATAGCTTCCAGATTGCCAGTACATATGAATATATTATGTTTGACGCATTGTGTCTTGATAGCGACATCACAGACTATAGTCAAGAATATCGCAGAGGAAAGTTAGAAGAGCTGTGCAAAAGTAATTTTGTTGGCATTAAAAAATTTTCCCTAGGACGTGCTGAAATTGTTGAAAATAGGGCAGAATTCTTCTCGGCAGTAGAAAAACTGCTCAACGCAGGGAAATCCGTTATTGCCAAAGATACAAGCGGTCGCTATACATTTGGCGAAACAGACAATGTCAATAGGATTCGGAAAAGGGCAGAAGTTAAAGTGATGGTGCTGGACAAGGAAATGGGTGAGGATGGGAAATGGATATATACTTGCGGAGTATTGTCATGAATACAGAAATAGGTACAATGGAATATGATGGCAAGACTTATACCACCTTGGGCAAGACAGAGCCAACAGCCTTGAATGTAGATATTGGCGAGATTTTGCAGGTGACAGTGGATGATATTGATGACAATCTGTTCTGGGACAATGCAGAAGTTGTAGGTCTTGTTAGAAATAGTGATGAAGTAGATAGTTCTAGAAAGTGCCTGGCATTAATGGAAGAGCATGCTAAATTGCGAAAGGCTCATCAAAATAATCCTCCATTTCCAGGAGCAGAGTTCGACGAGCAAAAGCATAGGTGGGTAGCGCCGAAGGAGAAACAAACCGCCGACCAGAAAGGCAAGAAAACAGCCAAACCGAAGAAAGAAAATGGAAAGCTGGCAATACCACCGAATTGGCATAATGTTTGGATTAATCCTGACAAAACAGCACCGATATTGGTAACTGCTCGTGATGAGGCGGGAAGAAAAGTATATATCCGCAGCAAAGAATATTCAGAAGCAAAGGCTGCTGAGAAATTTGCTAGACTGAGAGATTTTTCTCAGGCTGTACCAGCTATTATGAAGCAGATTCGCAAAGACAAAAGCAGCAAGGAAGAAGCTGCAATTCTATTTATTATTTCTCAGACAGGATTTCGAGTAGGAAGCGAGAAGAATACCAAAGCGAAAGTGAAGGCATATGGAATTTCTACTTTGGAAGGTCGCCATGTTAAGGTAAATGGTGACAATGTAGAGTTTGATTTCATAGGCAAAGAAGGAATTCGCAATCACAAAACTGTAAGAAGCAAAGAGCTGGCAGAGATTATTAGTCAGCACAAAAAGGGTGACAACGAAAAGATGTTCAAGGTGCCAGGAAGCAAGGCTTTGAGCTATTTGCAACAAATATCTGGCCGTCCCTTCAAGGTAAAGGACTTCCGAACATATATAGCAACAAATGTAGCATTGGAAACTGTTAAGGAAATGCCTGTCCCAACAACAGCTAAGGAGTTCAAAACTTATAGAGCGAAAGTAGCAAAAAAGGTGTCTGAAGAGCTATGTAATACGCCAGATATGGCATTGAAAGCATACATAGCACCAGAAGTTTTTACACCTTGGATAAGTCAGCTACAAAAAGAGGGAATTATGAAAGAATATTCGGACATCAATGATTTGTTTGGCGAAGTCTTCTACGATGAATATGGCAATTGGGAGGAGGAAGATGACGATGATGAAGATGAGGATGATGAGGAAGAGAAAGGGAAAAAGCCATGGAGAAAGGATGATGAGGTAGAGCAGCCTAGTGCTGATGTGGTGTGGGACGGCACAAAGACTCCGAAATTATCATTGTTGCAAGACTATTTGAACAAAGCTAATCGTGCTGGTCTTATCCCAGTTAAGAGACAAGCCAAAAACAAATTTGGCACCGTATATACTATCATTCGATATATAGATCCAGAAACTGGCAAGCAGCACTTCCCTGGCAAATGGAAGGGTGGCGTTCAAGGCAAAGAAGAACCCAATTATGATTTAGAGTCGGAAGGCAGAGCTAATGCTGCAGAAGAGGTCGGTACAGGAGCCAGAGCAGAATATGGCCCAACAGAAAAACCTTGGACAACAGAATATGGCGTGAAAGTGGAAGACACTCAAAAGGGCACGAAATATTCCAACAAAGATTTAACAATTGAATTCATCAATACAGGAGCAAATTTCCTGATACGGGAAAATGGCAAGCTGAAGGGCAGCGTTCCTAGAGAAAAAGATGCTGTGAAATATACTCAAAAGAGATTTGCAGAAGTTAGTAAGAAGATTAAGAAAGGAGAAGACAGTGCATCACAAATGGGTTCAGAGGGACAAGAGAGTGATGAACCGAGGGAAAACAAGGAAGGAGTCCTCTTGGGATTCCCAGGAGCGGAAGGCAAAGGAGAAGAGGTTGAGGAGGAGAAGGAAGGCAACCGAGAAATGCTGTGTGTGAAAGAAGGTGACACTGGCAAGCTCTCTATAGATGAACACTTGTTTTTGTTAGGTGTCAAAAAGCAAGAGGACATTGAATCTATCAAGACGTATGGCGAATGGATGCATCTAAAAAAGAGCCTTGATGATTCCTTTATTCACTCTGATATTCGAATAAAAGTGGATGGCTCTGATTCCGTCTTTGGATTCAGTTCGGCACTAATCAATAGCGGTGACAGAAATAAACTTGTAGAGCCAGCCAAGAAAGAGCGAATATTTGTTTCTAGTTTTCAGCAGCCTATGTCCAGTTATGATTGGATGAACAGAATAGGCAGAGATGAAGCGTGGGTGCTAAAAATGCAAGATGCCTGCTCTATGGTATATAAATTGGAGACAGAAGCTGATGTGATATTCAAGAGGGTGGAAGACAAGCTTATTGAAATGGAAATAACAAATACTCAGAAAATTCCAGAAGGCAAATGGAAGTTGTCTTGCGTGCCTTTGAATAAAGAAGACAAGTGGGTTTTGTCCTACCAAGAGAGGTAGGAATCTCCTAGGACGTCGTTATTTTTGTGATTTTAATGCCTAAAAACTTTTAGGCAGGGAAAACTATAGCCAAGCCCAGGATAGAGCCAATAGATGAGGTTATTTTTACTTTTTCATCCCCACCATTTATAATTTTGATATTAGTAAAAGGAGAGGGAAGCATGAGCAAAGAAAGCAATTTCGTTGGAATGGTGCGCAAATGGTCGGAAATCAAAAGACATATTAGCGTTTTGAACGAACTAGGTTACACAGACAATTATCTTGAGGAGGCTGACATCTGCACAGGAGTGGGTTCTTTCCCATCAGATTCTGTTTATGTTCTTGTTTGCACAACCAAGGAAATGGAAATATGCGTAGTGGGATGCAGAACACTGGTAGAAGCAGAAAGCGTTTTGGAAGAAGACAGTGGTTGGAAGTTAGAGAGTTTGTGGAAAGACGATCACAAACTAAATTATAAACGGATAATTGTTTTAGAATAATCTGAGGAAGGGAAAGCATGGAAGTATATTTCAGCCAAGAAGAAGGAATGAAAGTTTCCATCAAGATATGGGCTACCAATTTAGAGGCAGGAGCATTAGAGCAACAGAATGTCGAAGAATAAATTGGATAAAAAGTGCATAACTTGTGGCAAATCTATTATAGATAACAATAAATCTGGATATTGTAATATACATCGAGATAGAACTGGTTCAAATAATTCGTTTTACAAGAAACATCATAGCAAGGAAACCATAGATGCTATAAAGGCCAAAACTAAAATTGCTAGCAAGAATAATTGGAAAAATCCAAATTATCGAGAAAAAGTAATCAAAGGTGTTTCTAAACCTAGAAAAGCGACTTTTAAACAGGAACAAAGTGAACGCATAACCAAATGGTATCAGGAGAACCCAGAACAAAGGGGAATTCGTTCTAATAGAATGAAGAATAGCTGGGATACGGGCAAAATAGCATATAGTCCCAAAATACGAGTGAATCGTAGCAAAATAGAAAAAGATTTTTTATGTTCTCTCCAAGGAAAGATTAATTGCAAGGGTCGGGAGACTATTCATATTGGTACGAAATGGTTTTTTCCTGATATTTTTCTGGGGAAAGAGAGGATAATAATAGAGTTTTATGGCAATTATTATCATGCCAATCCTAGAAAATATAGAGCAAATGATGTTGTTAGGGCTGGCTTAACAGCTCAGGAAATATGGGATTTGGACAAGGAAAGGATTAGTAGATTAGAGAAAGAGGGATATTATGTTATTGTGATTTGGGAAGATGATTACAAAACTAATAAAAATGGCATAATACAGAGCCTTGCAAATTTTATCGATAATGAATCTTGTGCTTTTTAATGTGGGACAAAATTTTCCTAACCCAGAAATTTTTACTTTTTATCCTAGCAGAGTTATAATATATCTAGCAATAAGGAAGGAGAAAAGCAATGGTGAAGAAAAGTAAAAAGGCAAAGGTGATAACCCTCGGAGCAGACCCAGAGTTCGAGATTCGTGATGTGAAGACCAATTGTCTGAAGGCTGCGCACGATTTCGATCTTCGAACTGGGCCTGAATACAAAGTTGGTGCCGATGGAGCAAGCAACACTGGAGAATTCCGCTTAGACCCAGGCAATTGGCGACAAGCATCTGAAAGTCTGGGCAAACTGATAGGCCAGCTGAGAGCTATCGTGGGCACTGAATACAACGCTTATGCTGGCAGTGGTAAGGATGTGCCTCTTGGCGGTCATATTCACTTCGGCAATGTCAAAATAACAGTTGAGCTATTGCGCAAGCTCGACCAATTTATAGCCAATCCTCTCAACAAAATATCAGATTATGAGCATCGCCGTGGCCATGGTTATGGCCGACCAACTGGCAATCTTTCACTCGAAGAAGCACAAAGGCACGATGCTTGGCGAGATCAGCCTCACGGTTGGGAATATCGCACCCCTCTCTCCTGGATCTCACACCCAATTATTGCACGAGGTGTATTGGCTATTTCTGGTGCTTTGGCTAGAGCATCAGAAGAAGGCAAGATCGAAACACTGAAGACAACCAGAGAGCTTGAGGCTTATGCCTTCAAACCAGAAGCAAAGGCAATGTCCGAGTATTTCGCCATGGTTAGCGATATGGTCTGCAATGATACCAAACTTGAGACCATCGAGATATTTGCGGCTTGGAAGAAAACGCATGTGACTAAAAAGCCATCATTCGATATTGGATGGCGCACCGAGGATTACAATATGTCGGCTGTTAAGGCTGAGTTCAATAGGATATATTGGACGACCAAGTGCAGCGTTCAGAACATAAGGGTACATGGCTATGATTGTCCTTTGGGAAATGAGAAGGAGATCGTATATCTGTCTGAGACTATTATGACAAAAATGAATGGCTGCAAACCCGTGTTCCAAAAGGTTCGGTTTGTTCGTGATGATGCTTTGGGCACTACAATTCGCCTCAGCAAAAAGCTTCGCGGGAGCCCATTGAAAGCTGCCAAAATGGTACGTTATATTATCAGTCGCATTAACAAGCCATGGGACAAAAAGGATATTCTTGATTTCCCTGCTCCTATTTTCCCCAATGGCAGCAGAGTCGTGATGAAAAATGTTCCTATTCCAACGGTTGGGATGGTTACAGGCAATTGTGACAATGAGAGAGTCACTGTGAAGTGGGATGATGGCCACACGACAAACCAATGTGATGGCAGAGTCTATCAGCTTCCAGAAATTCGTTTGGCTACCGAGGAAGAAGACCTTCCGATAATGGGCACAGAATTCCGAGTTGGCAGCAAAGTGAAGAAAACTGCCGAATGTCAGTTTGGCGATGATGTCCCTATGGAAACAATTGGTTACATCGAGCATGTGATGAATGCGGATGAGAAGGTTGCAGCAAAAATAACGGCTGATGGCTGGGTGTTTGTCAATTGGGACAATGGCGAGAGCAACACTTATCGCATCCTGCCTATCGAGTGCAAAGGAACCTCTGCTGTTGACCTGGTGCTTGCATAAACAAACTGAATGTGATGAAAGGATCGAAATAGAATGTGCGGAATAGCAGGAATAGTCGGAAAAGTAAATGCTGATGTGGCTGAAAGACTCATAGTCGCCCTTCAGTCCCGTGGCAGAGATGCTACTGGGGTTGGTGTTGTGAAGGGCAAGAGTGTATATGTGTACAAGACTAATGTGGAGGCAGCTCATTTTGTGAAGCTTCCAATGTGGTCTTCGGCAAGAAAGCGGATGAAGGACAGCCATGTAGTATTGCTTCACACGAGAGCAGCAACGCATGGCAGCCCTACCAACAATGATAACAATCATCCTATATATACTGACGATAGCCTAATAATACACAATGGGGTTGTCAATGTTGGGAAAAAGTATGGCAATTCTTATGGCGAAACTGATACCGAGCAATTCCTGCGAGCCATCGAGGACAATGGTGGCGGGATCGAAGGCATTCAGGGTGCTGCTAAGATTACCAGTGGCTGGCTCGCCATAGCATATCAGAGCCTCAACGACCCATATACCATCCTGCTATACAAAGATGGTAGCCCATTAGCAGTGTATGAGGAGGATGGTACCATAATTTTCTGCTCCGAGAAAAAAATAATTGCTCAAGCGATACAAAAGGACGAAAAGGACTTCAAAGTCCGTCATTTGGAAGCAGAATACATCTACAAACTGATGTACAAAAGTCGGAGAGCCAAATTGAAAAAAACTGACTACAAAGCGGCTACGAAAACATACAACTATCAGAATTATCAGAATTACAATAATTATGGTTGGGTCGATGATGATGGTTATATGCGCTATCCGATGCAGACGCAAAGTGCTGCTTACACCCAGCAATACATACAAAGTCGCAGACCAGCGATGACTGTCGACAAGCTATTGGAAGAGAACCAAGCATTGAAGGATTGGACAGCGAAGTATGGTGACATCATTGGTTGGAGATGGGATGGTGAGCGCAAAATACAGCGCAGGTATAACTATTCGAAAAAACAGTATCTTGATGTCCAGAAAGCGGAAGAATTGTTTGATGCAGACAAGAAATGGACTGACAAAGACGATTTGAAAGAGTTGCAGCGGCAATTGCTTCGGGAAAATGCTGAGCTGGATGTTCAGGAGATAGGAGGGGAACTTGCCAGATAGAGAGCTCAAGAAAATATTCCAAGATGCTATCAAATTTTTGTCTGGAATTGTTGCCTTCCAAGATATATCGCTGAAGGGCAAACTCATGAACAAGTCGGACAAAGAGTCATTCTACAGCTATATGAGGGGCACAAAGGTAGTTAATCAGCAACAAAAGGTCTTCGACTTCTCGGCTGTGATATACGTCAATTTGCGAGACATTCAGGACAAGAATAAGCTGCTAGAAGCTGTGGCTCACGAAGCAGCACACATAAAGGAGGGAGACTTTGTAGAGAACAGGGATTTCTTTCGCAATCTGCTAAGGGAAAGATTTGGTACATAATTAAAATGGCCTAGGACGTCGTTATTTTAGCGAAATTAGGGCATTAGAATGGTGGGGTAGGGGAAAACTTAACCCCACCGAGAAAAGGAGAGAAAAATGATAGTTTGTATTTTGGCGATAGCACTTTGTTTCGGTTTGTTAGTGGCAGGTCTGATAATGAGAGCGAAAAACGATTGCAGTAATTGGGAAATACCGACAGGTCTTTCTGTTGTTACTTTGGTTTTTTTCATCACAATAACCGTGCCAAGAGAGCTGATTCCCAACTATTCTGAGAAAGTAGAATTGCAAAATTTCTACACCACAAATGTCCGCAATTATGCAGATGCTGTTAACATGTCTGAAGACATTCTCAGTCAAGCAAAATTCGTAGAGGGGCTGGGAGCAATTGGCGAGGGCTTGGCCTATTCTGGTCAATCTGTAGCTGTAACTGAAGCTATAGTAGATTGGCGTGATGCGATTAATGATTACAACAACCGATTGGCCCAATATAAGGCTTGGCAAAGCAATCCATGGACGAGTTGGTTTTATTTCGACATAGATGCAGGAATTCTAACAATAAGGTAGGAGGTGAGAAATTTCCAAACAAGAAAAATTTAACTTTATAATATGTAGCAAATGCAAAACAGGAGGTGGAACACTACAAAAAGTTGGCGACACTTATATTCACGAGAAATGTGAGGAGGTGAACCAAAACAACAGAAGAGAACGGCGAAGATTATACAAGCAACTAATGAAGAAAAGATAAGGAGAAGCAATGAACAAAACAATATACAAACTCCCTGATGAAAAAATAGACGCAATACAGCAATTGCGCATTCAGGGGAAGTCTGTGAACATGGTAGCCAGCAAAGTTGGCGTCCACACTGAATCGGTGTGGTATTATGATGTATTCGGAGGAAGAGCAGCCTCTGAAAAATTGAACAAGCTCTATTCGGAAGGTGACTTTGTGATGCTGCGCAATGGCAAGGTCTATCGTATTGACCGCAAGAACAAATGCTCCTTCTCGGGAAGAATGCTCTACAGCAATGGAAGCCTTTCTCTTGTAACGATCGCTGGCTTCCCTTACACTGATATTTCCAAGAAGACCGAGAAAAAGCTACATACCCGATACCACGAAATGGCACCCTCCCGAAAAAAAAGAATGAAGAAAGCTGAGGTGATGAGAGCAAAAGTCGTAGAGCCAACTGGGGCAGCAATAGTATCCGAAAATGCCATTTCCGCTCCCTTGCAAGAGACCACTTTCGCTTGGCTGCGAAGAAAGATAGTCGACTTCCTCAGATAACAAAAGTGAACAAGCAAGGGATAAGTCCTCTTTTTCGACCATTTAGTATATAATATTCTTGGAGGGACTTATCCCTTGCTTGGAGGTGTTTAATGCAAATTTCAGAGTTTTTGACTGGGTACTCTAACATAATAAATGAGACCTACACAAAAAAAGAGATAGATGTTTTTTTCCAGAAGATGATACCGCTGACCAAAGATACTTCATCTGAAATTCAATGCTATATTGCCGATTCCACATTGGAAAAGGTACTGGCTATAGATGACATAGCATACAAATTTATGGGTAGAGAAGCGGATCTGCTGGGCCAAATGTTTCCCGAGTCAGACGAGACCGACGTACAGAATCAATTATTTTTCTTGACAGGAAAAAATATTACAGAGCTACAAAAGGGCAGCAGGAAATATTTCGCTCCTATTCTGTCTGGTTTGGATTTCTTAACCAAGCAGGTGGGCAAAACCACCAAGGAAGACATCAGCAAGGAATTAAATTCGTATAATATTTTGTTCGAAGCACAGATGAAAGATCCAAACACAATTATTTTGAGCAATGCTGAGCTGATAACTCTATATCGTGCCCTGAAAGACCAAAAATACAAAGCATTGATGGATGAGCGTGGCTTAGATGAGAGTAGCGATGACAATCCATTAGTGGTAGCTGGCTATGGCTCTGTAGAGCTTGTTGACAGAGAAGGACATCTGATAACCCTTAATGCTCTTCGAAAGTCATTTGTCAAATTCATGAAGAACTTCCGAATGAGAAATTGCATGTATTTGCATACTGATGTTCAAGTCGGCTGGCCATTACCTGTATATATCAACAAACATAATGAGATTTTCAAGTCTGGCGTAGACGACAAAGGATTATATTTGATTACTGAGGTATCTCCAGAAGGGAAAATTTCCGAGAAAGTGCGGGATGGAATTATCAAAGGAGAGCTCAAGAGCTATTCTATAGCTGGTTCAGCTCTTAAGAAGCAAATAATGACCAAAGGCTCACAAACCTTTATGCAAGTAGATGATTTGGAGCTTTCAGAATACACATTATGTTTGCCCGAAAATGAAAAAATCTGGACTAGGCAAGGACTTAAAAATATTCAGGATATTACGACAAACGATTATGTTTTTTCTCATCTAGGAAAGTGGCGGAAAGTTACCAAAACAATGAATAGATTTGTTGATGAGGAACTGATAAAAATAATAACAGAAGATGGCTCTTTATCGGCCACTAGCAATCATCCTGTTAGAGCTCTTAGATATGAAGGCCAGCATAAAGGCACACATTATAAATGGGTTGCCATAGGTGAATTAGAAGTGGGCGATTTAATATCATATCATGAACATATTAAAAGCTGCAAAATTTGCGGCACTCCTATTTTCAGCAATACTTGGCCAGGAGAGAAAACTCAATATTGTAGCAAAAAATGTCGTTATAAGGATGAAGGCAATAGGAAAGGATGCACAATTGCTTCTGGTGATGCTGGGGCGATTTCACAAAGTAAAAAGACCAAAGGCATAACCAAAAAAGAAAATCCTAGATTGACGGGAGGAATCAGGACGAAAGAAGGGCGAGATATAACTACAGCAGGACATAGGACATCTGAATATAGGAAGAAAAGAAGCGATAGCCAAAAAGCTCTTTGGAAAAAGGAAGACTATAGGAAAACCCAATCGGCTGCATCAGCAAAAGTTCGTCGAAGACCTGAAAATAGAGAACTGGCTTCGAAAAGATTTAAGGAAATGTGGAAAAATGAAGAAATAGTCCGAAAAATATTGTCATCTTGGTCTAGAACGCCTAACAAATTGGAAATTCAGTTATCCGAATTTTTGGACTCCCATTTTCCTGGAGAATGGAAATTTGTCGGTGATGGCTCGATATGGATTGGAGGAAAAAACCCAGATTTTATCAATGTAAATGGCAAAAAGAAGATAATCGAATTTAATGGAGAATTTTGGCACCAAGATGCTGAGAAAACCCAAAGCAGAATTGAAAAATTCAAAGAATATGGTTATGATACATTAATCATTACAGATAACGAATTTAAAGAGAGTGAAAAACATTGTCTGAATAGGGTCAAAGAATTTTGTGGCAACAAACTTTCCAGAATCATTGCCGTAGAGAGAAAACCCTACTCAGGAGTTGTTTATAATTTATCAGTCGAAGAGGATGAAAGTTATACTACCGAATTTGCTGTTGTGCATAATTGTACTCAAGGTGTGAACCAGGACAGCAAATTTGATATCATGAAGGCTATAAAAAATGAGAAAGATTCTCTAGATAATACCAATAGAGACGATCCTCTGATGGATGGGCTAGACATTCCGACGGTGACGGAAGAAATTACAAGAAGTGTTGCAAAGAGCATCGGAAACAAAATAGGAGCCGATTGGAACAAATATACACCTTCTGAATTCGCCAAAGGATTGAATGCTGAAATGGGACAAAAGGATGTTACTCAGCAAGATTTGTTCTCTATAGCACGCCTTGCTCTGTCGAATCTAGAGGATGCTCCGAAATATTATTCCTTGCTTTCAGGAAAACTGGAAAAATCATTGGCTTCTAAGAGCGCATTGGACATCCGAGAATCTTCTTCCGATTACAATTATGATGCTTCTGCTCTTAGAGAGGCAATAATAGCTGAATATGATGCAACAAATCTATACGAGCAGATGGCGGAAAAGACCAAAGATGAGAAGCTGAAGGCTCTACTGTTGGACATTGCCAATGAAGAAAAAGTACATATTGGTGAGTTTGAAGCCAAACTGGCAGAAATCGATGAAGAGCACGAAGGTGCAGTAGAAGAGGGCGAGGAAGAAGCGAAAGATGTGATGAAATCTGCTATTGATAGGTTCAGCAGTTTCATGAAGGAGAGGAAATAATGCCAGCTTCGAATAACAGAGAATGTCGTTTGAGTTTGTCTGATTTCGATAGAATTTTTAGACCAGATGGCATAGTTTTGCCCACTGGCACTATCTTTATTCCTGAAGAATTCCAAAGACGGTTATTTCAGCAAGACCTTCATTTAGGGATTGAGAAGAAAGTCAAAAGGAAGAAGTGGAACCATGAGGGATAATATAGAAGACATATCAACTTGGACGACTGTGGGTGTCTGGGATGGGTATGAACTGCATAGCACATTTTTTCCAGAGCCTGTTAATATTTCTGCTGGCGACACATTTACTTTGACATTTTCGGGGACTTCTGATGGAACATATACTTACATTACAACGCCGAAAAAGAAAAAATGGAATCACGGGGAATAACATGTGGAACAAATTTTATGAATGCCAATGCAAAAGTGAATTTATAGCCACTTGTGAAGAGGATGGTGAAATGTACATGGCCTTCTTTAAATTAGGAGGCAAGGAAAAATTATCACTCAAACAAAAAATTAGATGGTGTTGGCATATTTGGCGACATAGCGAGCCATTCCTGGACATGGTTATTTTAAGTCCTGAAACAGCAGGAGATTTGTCTGTCGAATTGGACGATTTTTATAACAAATATTGGGGGAAGAATGACAAATTATAGCATCAGCATTGATAATGCAACGGGAAGAGTCTTCGTATCTTTGCCAACCCCATTCGGGCAGATTCCAGCTTTGGCCTTTTCCGATATAAGCGATTTCGAAACATTCTATAGCCAAGCCAAAGCATTCAGAAACGATATGCTTAACCTAAGGAATCCTGTTCCAGAGGTCTACAATCAGGTCTTTGGATATCCTATCATCAACATAGGCTATTGTGGTGTTGAAGACAAAAAGGAAGCAGAACAATATGTCAAAAGAGGATTGCCAGCCTTCCAGACGATAACAAAGGATTTGGAATCTGCGGTATTTTTGGGCAAACATATTATCAAACTAGGATTGCCTCAGGAACTCGTGCCTGAAGATTTCGATAGTGAGAAAAATATTGGCTGTATTGTTCCCAAACGTATTGACAAAAGATATATCATTGATTTTTATACAGTAGAAATTTATCCCAAGTTCTGGAATCTGATAAAGACTTGGGGAAAAATAGCAATAGCGAAAATAAAGAATTTTAGGAAAGAGGAGACGGAAGAATGAAATGTCCGAATTGTGGAAAAGCAAGATTAGACACTAACAAGAAAAATGTAGTGAAATGCAATAAATGTGGGTGGAGGGCATAAAATGAGCTCCTGCCATACCAGAGACTTACCCAATTATAATTCTCTAAAACGTGCTAAAAATGGCCAAATTTTGCCCTTAGACTTCTTGGTATATATAAATACTAGGACGGATTGGTTTTCTCGCTTAAAACGGTGGGCTGTCGGTCCTTACGAGCATGTAGCGATATATTTGGGGGAAGCTTGGGGAATGCCTCTCAAGTATGAGTCTGAAGGCAGGGGTGTGTCTATCAAATCACTTCTAACAGATACCAATTTGCCTGTTGTAGTTGTGAGAACACAATTAACTCAAGAGCAAGCTGACAAGGTATTTGTAACTATCATGGATATTTGTAGCAATCCTGAGTCATATTATGATTATGCTGCGGTTGTAAAATATTGCCTCCCGAGAATTCTGAAGGAAAAATTCCATATAGAGTTGCCAGTATACTATAAAAGAGATGCATATATGATATGCAGCGAAGCAGCAGCAGAACCATTTTGGAGGAATATTATTCCAATATTGAAAATGGACGATGTTAAGGCTGTGATGGCAAGATCTGAAATAAAGAAATTGGAAAAGCAATGGCAAAGTGCCTTTGAATTAGACATTCCTATGCCTTCTGACTTTGTAAACTCTGACAAGCTTCAGCATATCACTTCAGGCAAACTCTTTGTGGATGTTTTTCCGTGGGAAGAAAAATAAAATACTGCAACACAGGAATAGAATTAAAGTTACAGAAAGCATTATATAGCAAAGGAATAATTTTTGAAACCCAGAAAAATATCATTGGCCACCCAGACATCTTCATCTCCCCCAATATTTGCATCTTCTGCGACGGAGATTATTGGCATGCAAATCCTGATATTTATGAACCACAAGAAATGATGAGAAAGGGACTCAGAGCCATCAAAGTATGGAAAAGAGATCTAAGAACAGAGAAAAGGTTAGTAGCAAGAGGATATGTGGTGCTTAGATTTTGGGAATGGGAAATCAATGAGCAAATAGAACAATGTCTTCAGACGATAGAGCAAGCAATCATAAGCCATACCTAAAATTTTTACTTTTTACTTCCTCCGACTTATAATATAGCCATATTTCTATTGAGAAAGGGAAAGACTGATGCAAACATTTCTGCCATATTCGGATTTCTCGTTATCTGCCAAATGCCTAGATGACAAACGTCTAGGCAAACAGCGTGTTGAAGCATATCAGATACTGAGAACTTTGCTTGGCGAATCTTCAGGATGGAAGCATCATCCTGCCGTAAAGATGTGGGCAGGACATGAAGGTGCTTTGTTTTTCTATTGTTATGATATTTGCGCCGAATGGAAGCTTAGGGGCTATAAAGATACTGTGCAAGACAAGATAATAGACTTAACACTTGAAAAAGTAAGTCTCTATCAATTACAGTATCCTGCTTGGCTTGGCAATGAGCAACTACATCTATCACACAGAAGCAACTTAGTGCGTAAGTATCCAGAGCACTATCGAAAATATTTTCCAGAAATACCTGATGACATGCCATACTATTGGCCAATATAAGAATGAGCAATTATAGAAAGGAAGAAGAGTGAATTATATTGAAGCACAACGCACAGCCGATAGATGTATTTGCGGAAAATGCTCTGGCAATCTTGTTGTGATGAACAATAAAGATGGCTACTATCTACGTTGTGTCAATAATTGTGATCTCAGAGCAACAGGACTGCGGCGACTCAAAAGCTACACCCAAATATATCTAGAGGGAGGAATGCTTCCTGTACATATCTCAAACAACATAGAAAAGAAACTGAAGAAAAATGATGACAAAGAAGCTTGAAGACATAGGATTCTACACCTTAGAAGATGGCAGGGCGAAAAACACTAGTATTTCGTCTCCTCTTTGGAGATGTGAGCTTCTGCTTACAAGTCGCTGCAACTTCAAATGTCCGTATTGCAGAGGAGTCAAAGATGATTTCTCAGGAGACTTATCTCTTGGTGATGCAAAACATGTTGTTGATTTGTGGGCTGATGGAGGGCTGAGAAATGTCCGATTTTCAGGTGGCGAGCCAACAGTATGGAAACCATTGCCAGAGCTGATTAAATATACAGCATCGAAAATGGGTTTAGTAGATCCGAAAAACTTTGGGATGGGGAAAACTACTCAAAAAAGATTTAACCCCAAAATTTAACAATTTTAGCGACGTCCTAGCGGAAGATAGAGAAGAGGTTAGAATAGTGAAAACAGTCAAAAGTGAAAACTACAACTACATTTTCAATCCTACAAATGGGCTCTTCGCAAGATGGGGCAAGACCTTAGAAGACGACCCAGAATTTTCCCCTCTTGGACCAGAACTGATGGACATAGAGATTTCTACTGTTTGCCATCAAGGCTGTCCATTTTGCTATAAAGGGAATATTTCCAGAGGAGAGAACATGTCTCTGGAGACATTCAAACAGCTCTTCTCAAAATTTCCCAGCAATCTAACTCAGATCGCCTTCGGCGTTGGCTCGATAGACTCCAACCAAGACACCTTTGAAATAATGTGGCATTGTAGGAAAAATGGCATTGTTCCCAACATTACTATCAATGGCTATAGGATGATGCCAGAATTATATGACAAATTGGTAGGAGTATGCGGAGCAGTAGCAGTCAGCTTATACGATGCTGATGTTTGCTATAATGCTGTTCAGGAGCTAACAAAGAGAGGATTGAAGCAAGTCAATATCCATGCCATGCTGTCTGAAGAGACGTATGACAAATGCTTGGAGGTGCAAAAAGCCAAAGAGGAGGACGACAGACTGAAAGATTTAAATGCTATTGTATATTTGAGGCTGAAGCCAAAGGGAAGAGGACAAGGATTTCATCAGGTGAGCAGAGAGCATTATCACAACTTGATAAATAGAGCATTAGAAAGGGATATTCCTATCGGCTTCGATTCCTGCTCGGCACCATCATTCGCAGAAGTTATCAAAGACAGAAAAGATTATTCCCGAATAATGCAATATGTGGAGCCTTGCGAGTCTGCTTGCTTTTCGGCCTACATAAATGTCCAGGGCAGAGCCTTCCCATGCAGTTTTACGGAAGGTTTGGAGGAATATGAAGGGATAGATGTGCTTCACACTCATAACTTCTTAACCGATGTTTGGAACAGTCCTGAATATTTAGGATTTAGGAAAAAACTGAACGGAGCAAAAGACAAAAATGGATGCAGAAAGTGCCCAGCATATAATTTAGATTAGGAGGAGTCGTGAAAATTAGAAATGGCTTTGTAAGCAATAGCAGTAGCTCTTCATTTGTCCTATATGGTGTAGAAGTGAATGGAGAAGATGCTGATATGCATCAAATGGCGAAGGATGCTGGTCTAAAAGTGATATT